GTTAAACAGGCAATATTGAACTCGAATTCACTGAACGATGTAATTTCCGATCTCTAAACATGAGCACGTTTCCGACGTTAAAGACGGGCGCCGTGATGCAGTATCCAGCACAGCGGCGGGTTATGTTTTCGACAGTGCCGTTGCAGTTCGTGGACGGATCTGAACAACGGTTCCGAAGTTACCAGGCGCCTCTTCACCAGTGGGTGGTACAGCTGAGTTTGTTAGATCAGACGGAACTGCATGAATTCCAAGAGTTCTTCCGCTCCATGGCAGGACAAGCTGACAACTTCACTTTCACGGATCCCTGGGACGGGACAACCTATTCAAATTGCAGCCTGGGAAGCGACAGCATGGCCGCAGTGCTGGCAGGTGAATGGAATGGAGTGACGTCTCTGACTGTGCTCGAGAATGGAAGCTGAAAATGCTCTACTATCCGCAGCTTACAACTGGCGCAATTTCCCAGTTCCCGGTGAGCCGTAACACTAACATGCGTAGCATTGTAAACCAACTCGCGAGTGGGTTTACGATCCGGATGGAGGATACGGGCTCGCAAAAGGTTCAATGGCAGCTTCGATATTCAGGTCTCACCAATGGAGAGCGGTCCGCGATTGAAAGTCTGTTCGAGGCTTCTGAAGGTCAACTTAACACGTTCACGTTTTTGGACCCTACGGACAACTTATTAATGTGGAGCGAAGATTGGACGCAGACGGTCTGGGCGGCAGATCCGCTGCTGCAGGTGGCGGGGGGAGTGCAGGATCCGTTCGGAGGAACCGACGCCATGCAACTCACGAATACGGCGCAAACGAGTCAGCAGATTATTCAGAACACAGGCGGACCGAGCTCATTCCTTTACTGCTACAGCGTATATGTTAGAAGTAACGTTCCGGCAACGATTCAATTGGTGGTGGCTGCTACCGGACAAATCGCGACAACGGCCGTAATTACTGGCTCGTCGTGGACGCGAGCAACAACAGCGGGAAGCCTCTCGGTTCAGCAGGATGGTATTGGCTTCGGGGTGCAAGTGCCAGCGGGCGCACAAGTGAACGTGTTCGGGGCGCAAGTGGAGGCACAGCCGGAGGCGGGATTGTACAAGAAGACTATCGACCGCGGCGGCGTTTATGCGAGCACGAGGTTTTCATCCGACTTACTGGCGTTCACGGCGGACGCGCCGGATCAGAACTCGGTTCAACTCGGCTTAATCAGCAATCTAGATTGAATAGGACGGCGGAATCGGAGCGCTGGCACAGAATGACATCGATCAACGTTTTGAAGGAGCTAGAAGTTCCCGGAACGCCGCTGTGTTTATTCGATTGCACGCTCCCGACCGGGGAAGTGCAGAGCTGGAGTACCCACAACGTTTCCATCAATGCCACGCAGTACTTGAGCCGGGTGCTAAAGCACAACCTATTCGAACTGAATTCCAGCCCGGAAACCGCGACGGACGGGGTATCGACGGTGTCTATCACGCTTGCAAACGCGGACGCATTGCTATCTTCGATTGAGCGCGATATCGGCTGGAAGGGATCTGGATTGACGGTCACGTTTTTGTTTTATGACTTGAGTAATCAAGTGGTGGCGTCCGACAGTCAAGTGATATTTCGAGGAATCGCGAACCCGCCCGATCAATCCACTGAATCTACACTGCGCCTGAGCTTCACAAACCGGCTCAATTTGCAGCGAGTATACTTGCCTGAGATCCGGATTCAAAAGCGCTGTCCGTGGAATTTTCCAACCACCGCGGCGCAACGGCAAGAGGCGATCAGCGGTGGAACGGACGGAGCCTTTTCGCCTTTCTACCGATGCGGATATTCGGCAGATCAATCCGGCGGCGTGGGAAACATGAACGGGAGCGCAGCCTATACGTCGTGCGACTATTCGCGCGCGCAATGCCTGGCGCGCGGGATGTTCGATACAGATAGCCGCAGCAACGTAACTCGAAGGTTTGGTGGAATTGAGTTTGTTCCTCCTTCGATTATCGTGCGCAGCTATGGATCGAAGGTATCCCAACTGTCTACGCCTCTGCCGAATCAAGCCCTGTTTAATGATTTTGTACCGCTAATTTATGGGACGGGATGGTATCAGCCCCCGATTGTGCTAGCCCGGAACGATGGAAATCTCACGCATTTCGAAGTTCTGCTGGGCGCGGGGCAAATTACGGGCGTAATTACAGTGATTGTGAACAACACTGAAATCCCGGTCGGAGTGAACGGGACCAATATGACCGGAACCGGTTGGTACAACGTGATCAGCTACGGAACGCGGAATGGCAGCTTCAATCCGGACTTTAGCGATTCTTCGGGAAACCCGCTCGGCGATCCTTACGGCAGCATGGCATTTATGGCGATTGTTGTACCCAACTGGATCTCCAATGGAACCTCACTCCCGGAGATCGATGTTTTGGTGCAAGGCCTCGAACTGATGCGATTCGATTCCGGGGGCAATTATCAGGACACGGTGTTTACCAACAATCCGGCCTGGGTAACGCTCGACGCACTGCTGCGCAGCGGTTGGGACTTGGCGCTATTGGACCTGGCGAGCTTCGCGGCGGTGGCCCAAAGATGCGATGCCCTGATCTCTACGGTGGACGTGAACGGGAACAGCACGACGGTCGCCCGGTATCAATGTAACCTGCTGCTGACAGGGCGGCGGAGCGCAGGCGATGTCGTTCGCGGCATTCGATACGGTTCGGCATTTTACCTTTGTTTCGATTCCAATGGGTTGATCCAGTTGAACGGGGAAGACACCCTTGCCAACCAGCAGCCGACCATGCCGCATGGAAGTAACAGCACAGAAACGTTGAATGGCGGATGGCCCGCGTACGAGTTCGGGGATAACAGCCTTTCGGGCATCCTGCGGACGTCGAACGGCGCGTCGTCATTGACTGTCACCTCAACGAGCACCGCCAACACGCCGAACCATTATACGGTCGAATTTCAAGATGAGTTTAACGACTACCAACAAGACAGCTTATCCTTGGTGGATATCGACGACTTTGTTATAACCGGTCAAGATGTAACAAGTTCGCTAACTGCACTGGGTCTGCCGAATTTCGATCAGGCGAACCGGGCTACATCGCTTCAGTTATACAAATCGGTTTACGGAAATACCTTTGTCGAGTTTGAGACTAGCGTCAAAGGGGTGGGTCTGAGGCCGGGCGATATCATCACACTTACCTACGCCCGCGAGGGGTTTAGCCGGCAACCGTTCCGAATCGTTAAGCTATCGCCGGGGGTAAATTTCCTTACCGCTGTCATTTCTGCGCAGATTCAAGACGATGCCTGGTACACGGCGGTCAACTCAGGGTCGGCGTATCTGGGGCGCCAGGCGGACTTCGAGGTTGGGTTGCCGAGGCCACTGGTGGGTAGCGTGTTGGATAGCAGCGGAGTTGAGCAGTTCGGTATTTCGGAAACGTCGACGACGAGTACGGATGGCAGTGTCACTGAGAATTTATCGGTCTCCTTTGTTGTGCCCGCGGAGCCGGGAGCAAGCGCGGCGGGCATACCGTTGTTGGGACTGAACGCTCAGGTGAGTAACAGCGGTGGAACGCTGGCCGGCGAGCAGGCTCTTTATTACGCAATCAGCGCGGTGGATGTAAACGGAGCCGAGGGGGGACTTTCCTTTGTTGCGCTGGCCAACGTTCCCGCGGGGACGAATACGAACCAGGTAACTCTTCCAAGTCTCAGCTTTTCAGCGGCGGCAGTGTCGTTTGACGTTTACCGTGGACCTAATCCCACGCAATTGTTGCGGATCGCGAGCGGCATCGCCATCGCGAGTCAGTTTGTCGATTCGGGACTAACTGCATCATTGCAGGGTCCACCGGATTACAACTACGATCACGCCGATTTCTATTGGCGTTTGGAGCTTCAACCTCCCGAGCAAGTTACTATCAACTCGTCGACTACTATTGGTAACAGCTCGTTGAATATGGTGACGAACCTCTACAACGGCGCCACGGTTAGAATCACTGCTGGGACGGGGGCGGGACAGGAAAGGACGATCGCCTCTAATACAACGAGTACGCTAACTGTTACTACACAGTGGAGCGTTCCACCGGATACGACGAGTTC